TCAGCCTCGGGGCACGCCTAAATACGGCTATGATTCTCCTGCTCGCATGTCTTTTGACGAGTGGGATAGTTTTGGTGGTATTTGCGGGCACTTTGAGGTGCCTGAGCAGACGCACTGGGACCCTGGTGCGCTGGATATTGAAAGGATAGTGAATAGTATCGTGGATAATACTGGACCTAACGGTGAACCGCATTGGGATGTGGTTTCTGAGTGGGCGAAGAATTCTTGGTCGAAGGCGTGGGCTGCGGGGCTCATTACTGAGGCTTCGATTCCTAATGCGCCTGTGTTTGTGGAGCAGTACGTCGTGTTTATGGATCGGCTTGGTCTGATTCCTGACGCTGGCGATGATGACGGCTTTGCTGGCTAACAGACGTGTCGCTGACGCAGTGTCGTCACTGCAACGCTAATGTATTTACGGGTGACGTGTTTAAGCAGGTGGCGATTCCTAAGTCCCCGCAGCACGTCGCCCTTTCATACAAGTGTGGTAATTGTGAGGAGATTTCTAAGTTTGTTGCCACTTGGGATGAGTGGGAGGATGCTCAGAAGTCTTGGACGTGGAAAACGTTCAAACGTAAGAAGGTTGCGGATGCTGCGCATATCGAATTGGATGCGATTGAAAGCGCTGATGATTTGATTGCGTTGTGGCAGTCTCTGCGCCATCCTCCTGAGAGGGAGGCGGTGTTGGGGGCTTGCCAGTGTCCTGACTGTAAGAAGAGGTTGTATGGATAAGAATGGAATCCTATCCTTCGCATGGAACGGAGTTCCCTGCTATGGGTAAAGGTAATAGGCACATTGATCCTTCTGTGAGGGAGGAGTATCTTCAGTGGCTGCTTACGCCACCTACTGAGCGTGAGCCTGCGCAGAAGAGGGAGATGGCTGAACATTTGGGCGTATCGGAGCCTACTCTGTTTCGTTGGGAGAAGTCTGAAGAGTTTCAGGAAGCTCTGCGTAATGTGAAGCAACAGTGGGGTGCTGCGTTTCAGGTTGATATTTTGTCGAGGCTGATTGATATTATTCATTCGGGGACTGATACTGCGGCTATTCAGGCTGCGAAGGTTCTGCTCCCGCATATTGATGCGGGGCCGAAGGAGACGGCTGAGGACGAGTTGAGTGAGGCGCATTTGGCTGCTATCCGTAAGGCCCTTGAGGAAGAGGGCTATGAGGTTATCAACAAGTGACTCATGCGGAGATTTTGGCGGCGTGTCGTGCGTCGAAGGAGTTCTTTTTTGAGAACTACTATTATATTCCTATTGTGGGTAAAGGGGCTGAGAAGTTCAAGCTCCGCGAATATCAGCGGCGCATTGCGAACGAGATAGATGACCATAAGCTCATCATCGGCCTCAAAGCCCGTCAGATTGGATGGACCACGATCGGTGTCGCTAACGCAGTCCACGATGTCTTATTTCATCCAGAGCATCCTTGGCTTTTTGTTTCACGTACTGAGGGTGCTGCGCAGAAGATGCTTGAGAAGGCTGTTTACGCCTATTATCGGCTTCCTAAGTGGATGCGCGACCGCCTCCCCAAAATGGTCACTCAAACCCAGTCAGCTATTGTATTCGCTAATGGGAGTCGTATTGAGAGTGTTCCTGCGACTGGATCGACTGGTCGTGGAGACGCTGTATATGGAGCGTTGTTAGATGAGTGCGCGTTTATGGAGTATGCGGAGGAGATTTGGGGTGCTGTTGAACCGCTTGTGTATGGCCCTGCTATGCTTTTTAGCACGGCGAACGGTATGGGAAATTTCTTTCACGAAATCTGGTTGGATTCTACAAGGCCCGACTCGGTGTGGAAGGGCATCTTTTACCCGTGGGATGTAGTCCCTGGTAGGGATGAGGACTGGTATGAGTCGACTCGCATGTCGTTCCGTGGTAGAGAGTGGCTGTTCTACCAGGAGTACCCTCAGGACCCTGAGGAGGCGTTTGCGAAGTCGGGGCGTGTAGCGTTCCCGCATGATATTCTCCAGGACTGTTTCGAGGAGATTGAGCCGTATGCCCGCTACGAGTGGGTTGTCGGGCAAGGGGCACGTCTGCTTGCTGATGAGGAGCAGGCGGATATTGAGGTGATCCAGTGGAAGCCGCCTACTGTACTGCGTGATGATGAGGGGCGTCCGCTGTGGAAGCCTAACTATGTGGTTGGTGCTGATGTGGCGGAGGGCTTGGAGCATGGCGACTTTTCGTATGTGACCGTGTTTGACGCGAACACGGGCGAGCAGGTGGTGTCGTGTAAGAGCGGTATTCCTGTCTCGTATCTGGATGAGCTGGTGGCGTGGCTGGGCCACGAATACTTTAAGGCTCTTGTTGTCGTTGAGAGGAACAATGCTGGTGTACTGCCGCTGGATAGATTGTATCGCGACCAGTGGTATCCGCGCTTGTATAGGATGGACCAGTTCGCTCAGTTTAGGGTGGCTGATAGGACACCGCGGTATGGCTGGCGTACTGATAAGGCGACGAAGCCTAAAATGGTGGGCGATTTTCTGTTCGCTTTGAACGAGCTGAACGTGCGTATCCACGACCCTGATTTTCTTGTGGAAGCTCAGACGTTCGTGGCGGATGGTAAAGGCTCGTATTCGGCCACGCAGAACAACCATGATGACGTGGTGATGGGTACGCTGGTCGCCTGGCAGGGCGTCCTGGACGCCCCTAAATACCCTATTCTGTGGCATGATAGTGTGCTACAGCCGCCTACTCATGATGATGTGGATGCGATCATTTTCGCGACTCCTGAGGGGGAGAATGCGGACACGTTGGACCGTCCGTTGGGGCAGCCTGCCCCTGAGAAAGTGGTGAAAACGATCACTTTCACTCCTGCTAACGTGAAAAGGCCGCAGGAATGACGTATCGAACAGCGCAAAGCTAGTTCGAATGATACACTTTAAGCTACTATTAGGAGGATTTTATGGCGCAAATCAAGGATAGAGGGCAATATGCCCAGGGTGAAGGGCGTGCACATTCGAAGAAGTCGAGTGGCTCGCACCTGGACCCGCAGGGCGAGGGCCGTATTAACGGCACGGGCCCCTCTGGTTCGCACTTGACGACCCCTCACACTCAGAGCAAGCAGAGCGGCTCCCACTTGGATGTGGGGCCGAACGTGCCTGGCACTGACAAGACAGCTGTTCGTGGTGGTGGCACCGTGCGTGGGCACGACCGCACTAACCCGAACGCTGGCAAGTCGAAGAGTGGGTCGAAGAACGCACAACACCCGAATAACACGAAGACTAAGCGATAAGCATGTGTAGTGTTGATGGGTGCGACCGCCCCGTGAATCGGGACGGTTTGTGCTTTCCTCACAAGATTAAAACGGTTAAAATGTCTACTGCGCAGATCACGCGCGAACGTGAAGGTGAGGGCCCTGGTCTGGCGGACGAGGGCACTGCGTCGTATGTGCGGAAGATGTTTGAGGACAGACGGGCTAATGGCCTGCCTGATCCTGAACCTGAGAACAGTAAGGCTGCAGCGTTTGCGCCTGCTAAGGGAGTGATTAGGTAGTGGCTGAAGTGATCGGCTACGACAGGCGCGTTGGGAAGCGCCCTGGGAAGAAACTAGAAGCGAAAGCGTCGAAAAGCTTGGACCGCCTGCGGCGCGGCCAGCATTTCCGCCAGTCGCAACGTGAAGAGCTGTGGCGTAAAGTCTACGGCCAGTATTCTGGTACCCAGTGGCAGCATAGTGCTGATGATCCCACTGCTGACCTGATCAACGTCAACATTTCGTTTTCGACGTTGAACACGCTGCTTCCTTTCGTCGCTGATGAAGACCCGCATTTTCAGATCGCCCCGTATTCGGGTGATGCTACTGCGGATAATGCGGCTTTGCTCGAATCGTTCCTGAACCGTCTCTGGCAGTCCAGTGATGTGGAGGGGACATTACATGTTCGGGATGCTATCTTCGACTATCTGCTCTACGGAGATGGATACGTGAAGGTGGGTTATGAGATCGCTGAGCAGCCCGTGTTTACGACTACGGGCGAGAAGGTGGACAACGACGTTGAGATAGCGTCGTTTTTCGTTGAGCGTATCAACCCGTGGGATGTGTGGATTGACCCGTATTCGGATGGGATCACGAACGCCCGCTGGGTGTGCC